AGCAGTTTTGCCAAACTTTTCATATTCACGTTTCTTGGGAAAACAATCCCATAGACAAAAACGTCTAGTATCTTCTTTGCTAAGAACCTTAATAACACGATTAACAGTATATGGAATATCAAAGCCCTCTGAATTCCAACCACTTAGCACATCCGACTCTTGAATTAAATTCAAGAATGTATCCAACATGTCTGCTTCGTTATCAAATAAGTGAGTATTAGGAAATTCTTCTACTAGTTTTTTAGCTTCTTCCATACCAAGACCTTTCGGAGGTATGGCTAAACATACCATGGTCTCCATCCATTGCAGGTAGACAGCAATAGCAGTAATTGGCATAAACGCATCATCGGGCGATGCGTAGCCGCGTTCGGGATCAAAGTCTACCTCAATGTCGAAAAATGCTACATTTAGTTTAGGAGCGTCTTGATTGAGATAATGATCTTCTAGGCATCGATAGATAGGATTGATGTCTGACTCATAGAGCCGTTTGTTTGAATGAATAGCAAGTTCTTTGCGATGTTCTTTGACATTTTTTGAACTTACACGACTAAGGGGTTCACCTTTGATGGATTGGAACTTACCTTTGGGGTCGTTGTAATAGAATATGTGTCTGGCAGCGTAGTCTTTGAAATGCCTCTGCCCTTTGTCGTCGCGCTCAACAACACGTATCATGTCATCTTCGCGATCGTAGTATGCGTCTACGAAACTCATTTTTTCTCCTATGCAATTTCAGGCTTGCAAATACCAATATGCGGTTTATGGCCCGCCGACCTTTGTCTTAATTACTTAGCATCCTTACCAGACCTACGCTATCGATAGTGGTCAACAGGATGTAGTTAGCAAGCATGCCAAATGATTTCCTAGTATAAGCAGCCCAAGCATATAAAGCACAGCCGAGAATCCAAACAGGATATAACATAAGTAGTGGAGGATTGGGGACTGTGAGCGCCATAGTGATCGAACATCCAATCGATATAGCCCATGCGATAATCTCCACCATAAAACGGAACGGGTTAGATCTCCAATCATCTCGAATCCAATCAAACGTAGGTTTTAATAATTCATTCATTCAGGTAATCGCTTTGTGACTCCGAGAATCATTTCGATTTCGTTCCACTCGGCTTCGTGATCTTTCCAATTGTCTTTGTGTGCAATACGAATTGCTTTGTTAATGATACTGGGTTTGACCTGCAGTTCTTCTGCGACAGCTTTCACAGTTTCTTTTAGGCCTTCTTGTAGATCTTCTACTTCACGAAGAACATTTGATCCTTCGCTGATTAATCTTTCTAATTTGGCTTTTTCTTCAGGCCCGTACATTTTAGTCATGTTGTCTCTCCTATATGACTATTATATAGTCATAAAAAAAGCCAGTCAACCTGTGACTGGCTTGATCTAACCAAACTTATTTTTATTTTTGATCTTCGCTTAGTACATCGTACATTTCAAATACGCCACCGTTGCGCTCATAGACCAAACCTGCGTATAGGTCAGCTTTCATACCTTCGCCAAGTTTGTTCTTGGCCACACGCTCGGCCCAAGTAAACAAAGCTTTGTCTACAGGATCGATCTGTTGTTGACCACCGCTTTCTTGTACCAGTTGTACCATTTGTTTGAAACTTAATTTTGTTTCTACTGATTCTTTAACTGGACGCTTTTTGCCTTTAGGCATCATTGCACTTTCGTTCTTCTTACCGAAGTATTTGGCCTGCTTGTCGCTCATGCCTTTCTTGTCATCTTTCTTGTCATCGCCTTTTTCGCCGGCAGCTTTTTTCATTGGCTCTTTCTTGTCACCGTCTTTGTCGATATCTAGGAAATCTGGCTTAGCACCTTCTTCCATCTTCTTTTTCTTGTCAGCTTTCTTTTTGTCAGCTTCGTCTTTCTTGGCTTCGACCATCTTCATGAACTTAGATTTGAATTCTGGTTCTACACTTTCTTTCTTGGCTTTCTTCTTTGGCTTGTCATCTTCGTCATCACTGTCTACTTCAGCTTTGCTACCGCCATAGTTTTTGCCAGCATGGTGTTTGACACCTGTAGCAGTCTTTTCTATGGTACCGCCTGTGCTACTGGGCTTTTTGTCACCAGTTTTCATTTCTTCTTTGACTTCTTCGTCTTTCTTTTTCTTAGCTTCTGAAACATAAGTTGTTTGTCCAGCTAGAACACGAAGTTGTGCATCTTCGTTGAGTTGCACAGCTCTGTCAATGGTCGGTGCAGCTGGAGTTTTTGGTGGTGCATCCATGCTGTCTAGTTTGCTGATTAGTGATTTGAAGTCCATTTTTATAAGTTCCTTAACTTTTAAAGTCGTATTGTATTTATCTTTTTACCAAAGACCCGCCAGTTAGCAGATTCGTGCCTTTGAGATCTAGAGCGTTTTTGGCAGTTCCGTCTTTGTTTTTTGCTGTTTTTCCGGGTTTGTTTTTGTAAACAGCACCTATGCTCACATTAGCAGCACTGGTAGCACCTGCTGTAGCGGATTCTAGGATTTCTGATATTCTCATAGTGTTATTTATTCTTTTTAGCACGGCCTGCTTTCATGTTTGCTAGCCAATGTGCCATGCGAGCTTTTTCACCTGTGCTGTTCTTAGCGGTCTTTCTTAGATCACTGACACTGGCCTTGGTATTAACGCCTGAACGTTTAGCAAGTCCCTTACGTCCAGGATTCTTGCCGTCAGCAAAGTTTTCATACTCGATGCTTTCTCCACCGCCACTATCACCACCAGCGCCCGAGTCACCACTGTAACCGGTAGCGTATCCGTACCCGCCGTACGGGCCTGGGCCGTAAGCAGCCCAACGCGGTCTACGTTTCTTACGTCTTTCGGTGACAAACTCACTAGCCCTCATAGGGGATTCCTCCTAGGCCGCAGCCAAAGCGAGCCAATGCATCAATGAAATTATTATACACCACTGTAAGGATTTTTTGGAGTGTCATACCCATTGTCCTCCGGATAAACTTCATAAACATCAACGCCAGGCACCTTGCCTAAAAACATTTGATCTTTGATTTTATTCAACGAATCGTTAGGATCTAAGACGCAATCGTCTCCTTCTCCAGTATCTACTTTGTATGTGACTCTATATTGTTTCATACTGAGAATGAACTTCCACAACCACAGGTTGATTGAGCATTGGGATTTTTAATCACAAACTGACTGCCTGTGATATCTTCTTGATAATCAATTTTAGCTCCCTGTAGATACTGCATGCTCATAGCATCAATGACCATATTGTATTCTGTACCGATTGGAAATTCAAAATCATCCTCATTTTTAATTTCGTCGAAGGTAAAGCCATAACTAAATCCTGAACAGCCCCCACCTTGCACAAATGTACGCAACATGAGATTGGGATTATTCTCCTCCATAAGAAGATCTACTACTTTGTGTTTTGCTGATTCTGTTATTTCAACCATTTTTCCTAGTTCATTTAGTTCTGACATTTTTAGCTGCTCCTTTGCGATTGGCATCTGGGTCTTCTCTACGCTTGCGAGCAGCAGCAGTGGCACGACCTTTCTTGCCTAGTGCGTGAGCCTTGCTCTGTGGTAGACACTTAGGCTTGCCTTCTTTCTCACTGTCTCTAGCACAGTCGCCACGTATCTTGCCATCTGGTCCAAAGCGGACCCATTTGTCTTTGAACCACTGACGCAGATTTTCATCTATGGGTGCTATGTCTTCTGATTTTTTACGACCTTGGCAGTGAGCTCGTTGACTAAACCCTTTGGGGTTAGAACAGTTTATGGACTTTTTATATTTTTTAGTCCACTTCTCAGTGACAAACTCATATGCTCTCACTTCTTCTTGCCCTTGCCATAATTAGCAGCACCTGCTTTGCGACACTGTACCAATCGTCCTGACGCATAGGCACTGGGCCAAACCTTGGACGAAGCTTTGATCTTGTGATAGCAGGCATCTTTCTTGCCTTCTTCAAGTTGGTCTTCTGAGACCATGTCTCCGTGACATATAGGGCATACACCTGCTTCTATGTAGTCTTGAAGACTTTTACCTTCCGCTACATCTTGCTCCATAGGAATCAAATCTTTCTTATGTTTAGTGTCGCCCTGTTTCTCTGCCCGCTTTTTATCTTTGTGAGCGCCAGCACCTGCGCTTTTAGAATTTTTAGCAACAAAGTTTCTAGGCCGGCTGGCTGGTATAATGTCTTTGGCTCTCATACTGTAATACCTCTTGATCGTATTCCGCCCTTGCTTTTGATTTTACCTAGCTCTTCGAGCGCATGACGAATTTGTTCCATGTTCATTTTCAGTTCTTCAAACTGACGAGCCATGATTTGCCATTCACCCGGACTGGCGTTTTCTGCCCGAGCTGCAAGATCTTTTAATTGACCAGCAGCACGTAGCATACGATATTTTAATTTAGCAGGATTGCTGCCAGTACCATATATCATTGGATCCATGGGATCGCTGGGATCCATTTCAATTGGAGCTTCTTTGACTTCTTCTTTCTTTTTAGGATATCCGTGTTTGATATTTAACGTATATCCCTGCAGTCCTTGTTTATCTAAAACTCCGCTGATAAATTTTTCTGCTTCTCTAGCATTATCGAATTTATCACCTAAATTATATTTTCTAACCTCGCCGTCAATCATTACATAGGCAATGGTGATAGGCTTAACAGGTTCTTCTGCTGCCTGAGCAGGACTTCCTAAAAGATTGGCGGCGGCCAATGCTGCACCAGCAGCTTTGCTTTTCCAGCCTTCTTCTACTTCGCCCTTGATTCCCATGCCTTTTCTCACAGCAGCGAACAACGGTTTGGACAACTCGCCTGCGCCAGTGGATTCTTGGAATGCTTCGAAATCATTATTAGCTGCTGCTGCTCTTGCACCGCTGGCGCTGACTCCTGCTACACCTTCGGCACCGTCTTCACGGTCTCCGCTGCTGGCAAAATCAATTACGTCAAACTTATAAAAACCATGTGCTTTGCCTTCGACACCGTTGTATTGTGTGAGAAGGCTTTTCATGTCTTCTAGGCGATCTGAGCCTGCTACGAAGGTAACTGCGTTGTAACCCTGCTCATGTAGGTAGCTGGCCACCTTGCCGATGGTGTTTAATGCTGCATTCTCTACAACATCCTTGGCATACTGGGGGAACATTTCCTTAATGAATTTGATCTTGGTAGCATAGTCCAATGGGTTTTTCTTTTTGTCTTGACTTTGGCTGACAAAAATTTTCATTTCTCCGCCTTGGCTTTTCATGGTATCTAATACCTGTTTGTGACCAATGGTAGGTGGATTCATTCTGCCAAAGCAGAATGTCACATGTTTGGTTCCGGCTTCGAACAATTCATTTAACAGCATTAATCGTAGTCGCCTTTTTCTATGTGTTTTTCTTGCTCACCGGCAATACGTTTGGCCAAGTCTATGAGCTTGTCTTTGGGAAACTTTTGTTCCGCATCGTCGATATCGTATTTGTCGCAATAATGACCCATGCACTTTTCTAATGGTCGGATGTAGACCTTGAATACATTGGGATTGCCTCTGTGCTCGCGATGACGTTTCACCGCAGGGAAAAAATACTGGTCCAGCATTTTTGAATCGTTGTCGATGAAAAATTTTAAATCATCCAACCAATCGATTTCTTGTTGTTCGTCTTTGGGTGCGCCAATGGCACTGAACATTTCTTTTAATAACATTACCAGCTCCGGCAAGACCAGTATCTGGCTTTATGACGAGGTCCTGGATTAGCACAATTATGACGAGCACGGAATGATTTTCTACGTGCAGGATTGGATTTTTTGATACGCATTTTCTTGTCACCGAAGTTTACTTTGACAATGTTACCATTAGGCTTGCGAACATATACTTTGGATTTCTTGACATCACCAGCCATCTTTTTACCTAATGGAACTTCGCGGCCTTGATACTTTGCTTCGTCAACATCTCCTTCTGCTACACCTTCTTCGTATTTCTGTGCTTTCATATAATCACGAGCTGTGTCAATATAGTCCACAGCTTTGGTGATCTTACTCTGCACCCATTCTGGAAGATTGTCGTCCGCTTGTAGAATACTGTATAGTTCTTCGGCAGCACTGTCTATGGTGCGTAGATCATCCTTGGCCATGTCGCCTTCGCGATCATATTCGCCGTAGTTCACAGGTGCATCTGGATTCTCGGGACCGTGATCTTCTTTTTTTAGATACTTGTCCTTGATACGACCTTTTTCTTCTTCGTCAGCACCCTCACGCCCTGCTTTCTGTAGTGCTTCAAATCCATCTTTGCCGTATTTTTTAATACCTGTATATCTTTGTAATCCGCTTTCACCTATCTTTGTGCAGTCGTTCTTGCCGACTCTGCGATAGCCTTTCCAACAGGCCTTGCCGTGTGTGCCTTTGACTTTGTCTTCTACTAGTTCACCTTCTAAGAATTGTAAGCCTTCATTAGTCAGCATCTCTAGTGCGGTGTCATCTAATTCGATTACAATGCCATCTTCTAGAATATCTACAATAGTAGTGGCAATCTCGTGATCTTCTGAAAAGCTGATACCAAACTCGTCACCTACTTCAAATGATTCTGCAAATCCTTTAGATTTGGCCTCTTTTTCGAGATCTGTTTTTCTTTGTGTAATTGCACTGCTGATTTCTGGATCGGTGCTAGCCACAGGATCTTTTTCAAGATCTGCCAGGGCTTTGCGTTTGGCCTGAAGATCTTCAGGATTTTTTAATGCTGTTTCGCTTACTATAGCGTCTAATTTAGATAACAGGTCTCTCATAGTATTCCTCTCGAGGTCATACTATATTTATCGTCTCAAACAGTTTAGTGATTATACCGAACTTCGGTGATTATGCCCTGTTCCAGCTGATACGCCACACGTATGAACACAAATTTACCAGTGAATGTGCAGGCAGCGTTAGTAGTAACAGGTGTGCTATCTATAGCAGTTAACACAGTGTCTGAACTATCGAGAACTACATCAACCCAGTCGTTGACACCGGGATTTAGGTCTAGAGTGGCCTGTATTTTAATGCTGCCCTTGAAATTATTCAGCTCAAAAGTCATAGTATGCACACCGTTACCGTTTTTGTAATAGCCTGCACCTATGTGTTTTTCGCCGTATTGCCACGTAGAGGGCTGACTATCGTCAGTGATATTTGATAATAATACTATGGTTTCTCTGCTCATCAACTATTTATCGCATACTATAAAGTTATATACTCTGCCCACAACGTCAGCACCACGCAGTTTCATCATTAGCAGTGTGGATTCATCTTCAACTAATACATATCTACGGTCCCAATTCCAATCTGTGGTCAAGAACCAACGTTCGATCGCAGGAGTGCAGGTTATTCTAGGGGCTTGTGATTTCAGCCAGGCTAGATATTTCTGTTTGCCTTCACGATCTTTGGCCATTTTATGCGGCATGAGATACACGCGATAGCGATATCTGTCCTTGGGCAGTTTACTCACTGTGATACAGTTCTGTGAATTATTCAACACATCGAGATTGTTGATGTTGGGTTCAAATCTATGCACCAAGTAATCTTGGCTAGCTAGGCTGAGTTTTTCGTAGAACTCAGGATCGTTGGTATAAACATCTAGTCTATTCCTTTCAACCCTTGTTGCGTATGCATCTTCGTCGTAGGAACTAAAAAAGTCACAAACGCTGCTTATTATTTCTTTATTAGCTGTGGCCCTACGCCAATTATCATAATGATATCCGCTGTCACTGTTAGAATTTTCTAACCAGTCCTTGATATTTGAAATAGGCTGTGTGCGAAATATCACACAGCCGTCTATTTGCAGGCTGATTTTATATAACCATTTGTTGTAGAACTTACGACTGGTCGATTTGGTTTTCAGTTGTAGCATCTTGTTCTTGTGTATTTGCTGCTTCAGCAATTCGTTGCGCCCTAAGAGCTTTTCTTTCTTCCTTGGTCAACGGTTTTGGTATCTCAACCACTGTGAAATCCAATTTGTCATCGATGATATCCACGGTAACTCTTCCACCATTTACTAGATCACCGAACAGCACTCTGCGACTTAGTGGGCTCTTGATTTCATTGTCGATGATTCGTGCCAATGGTCTAGCACCCATCTTCTTGTCGTAGCCTCGATCTGCTAGCCAACGTGTGGCCTTGGCGTTAACCACGATCTCAATGCCTTTGTCTTTTAATTGACTGTTGAGATCAGCCACAAACTTCTTGACGATCTGGATCACAGTATCGCCACTGAGTTTAGAGAACTTGATTACAGCATCTAGTCTATTGCGGAATTCTGGGCTGAAATGTTTCTTAATGGCTCTGTCATCTTCGCCATCACGTTCTAGTTCGCCAAATCCGATGGTGTTGAGTTCGTTGTCAGCGGCTCCGAGATTTGACGTCATAATCAAAATAGTATTACGACCGTCTGCTACTTTGCCATTGGATCCGGTGATAAAACCATTGTCCATGAACGCTAGAAGAATATTCATAACATCCGGATGAGCTTTTTCAACTTCGTCTAATAGTAAGATAGCGTTGGGTGTTTCTTGTAGTTTGGTGATCAACATACCAGCATTATCTTCGTAACCAACATAACCCGGAGGAGCACCAATTAATCTTGCTACTGAATGCTTTTCCTGATACTCACCCATGTCAAATCGGATTAACTGCATACCCATTTTATCTGATAATTGTTTAGCAGTTTCGGTTTTGCCACAGCCTGTGGGTCCCAAGAATAGGAATGACCCAATAGGCTTGTTAGGTGCCTTCATGCCAGCCTGACTCACAAAGATTTTATCTAACAATGTATCTACAGCATTATCTTGTCCGTAGACCACACCCTTCATCTGAGTGTCTAACTCTGAAAGATTTTTGCTTTCTTTTTGCGCCACGGTTTCTAATGGCATGTTAATCATCTTACTGAGTTCGTAGGTGACCTGTTCGATGTCTACAATCTGTGTAACACCTTCCATGCCCTCATCATCTTTGAGCTTATATCTAGCACAGGCACAGTCAATAATATCAATAGCCTTGTCAGGCAGTTTTTTATCACTCATATATTTGACACTGAGCTTAACTGCTTGTTCGATGGCTGCATCGGATATTTTTACATTGTGATGTTGCTCGTAGTATTTCTTTAGACCTTTAAGGATCTTCACAGCCATTTCTGGTGTAGGCTCTTCAACGGTCACACGTTGGAATCGACGCATCAGCGCACGATCGCCTTCGAAGTGCTTGCGATATTCTTCCCATGTGGTAGATGCTATCAGCTTGAGAACACCTTTGGTAAGTATGGGTTTCAACATATTGGCCATGTCGTTTGAACTGCCATTTGCAGCACCCGCACCGTTCATCATGTGTGCTTCGTCGATGAACAAGATGATCTTGCCTTTTTTCTCTAGTGCAGCCAACACCGCTTTAACTCGTTCTTCGAAATCACCACGATACTTTGATCCTGCTAGGAGAGCACTGATGTCCAAAGTATAGACTTGATGGTCCTTGATAAATTTAGGAACCTTGCCTTCGTGAATCTTACGAGCAATGCCCTCAGCAATAGCAGTTTTACCCACTCCGGGATCACCTACCATTAACACGTTGGCCTTGTTTCGACGTGCCAATACCAATTGTATTTTTTCTATTTCGTCATCACGGCCTATTACAGGATCAAGTTTTCGCTGTTTGGCCTTGAGACTGAGATTGGTACAAAACTGATTCAATATTCGATCTATTTGATTTGAGTTCACTATTCTTGTTTCAACTTCGGCGTCTTCGGTAACCTGCACATTTTCTTGGAAATACTTTACAAACTTTTCTTTAGTCACCCCGGCCTTGGTAAGAAAGTAGTAACCGAAACTGTTTTTCTCTGACAGCACACTGATAATGATATCTGCTATCTCCATGCGCTGTCTACCGCTAAACAACACCTGTGTAAAGCAACGATTCAACACACGTTCTACGCTGTTGGTCTTTTTAGGTTTTGCGTTGGCATTGGTAGTTTTAATATCATTGAGATTGTTTTTTAAGTAGTGTTCTATATTTGTTTTAACAAATTTAGCATCAGCACCAAAACTTTCTAATAGTTTATAAGAATCCTCATCATCCATAATGCCATAGATAATATGTTCAATGGTTATGTACTCGTGACTCAAAGTCTTGGCCATCTCTATAGATTTTTCAAAAATTTCTTGTAGGCTCTTACTGGGTTCAATCATTACATATTTCCTTGTTTGATCTGTTGTATTAGGTCGATTTGCTCGGGTTGTAGAATTTTTGGGATTGATACTTTAATTTTTATCAATAAGTTACCTCGCTGCCTTGTGCGCATATTGGGCAAACCTTCACCTCTGCAACTCATTACTGTATCCGGTTGTGTACCGGGTGGCAAGTTCATTGATAATGTTTTACGATCTAGTGTTTGTATTTCTATACTAGCTCCCAGCAATGCATCCCATACACTTACTTCTCGTTCTACGATCAACGATGTGCCTTCTCGTCGGTATATGGGGTGTTCACGCACTATGACATTAACCAATAAATCTCCTGGTTTGAGACTGGGTATTGAATCATCACCCATGCCTTCGTATCTAATTTGTTGTCCATGCTCTATGCCCGGTCTTCC